CGCGCCTTATATCTGCTGTTGCCCGTGTCGAAGTCGGCGTCCATGGACGTAGACATCGGGGTACGAACAAAGTGCTTCAGGCCGTTTGGAACGTCGGTCGTCAAGAACCAAGCGTTGGTGTCGGTCAGATAGTGGTTGATTGCGTAACCACCGGGGATCGAACCGTTGTTTTTCAACGCGTTGATGTCGTTGTCCGCTGTGCTCACACGCAGCTCGGTTTCCAGAATGCGGGTTGCAACGAATTGCAGCGCAGGCGGGATGATGAGCTTGTTTGGTTTGGCGGCGATCAGCAGACCACGTTCGTCAGTCCATGCAGCGATCTGGATAACGGCGGCTTCCAAGGAAGTCTCGTTCAGGTCGGCAGGGGTAGTCGGGCGGTTGCTGTTGGTGCCACCGTTAACCAGCGGGTGCGAGGTCGAGCACAGAACTTGACCGTCGCCGTAGGTTACACCCGTGGCGAAAGCGTTGTTCAGGATTGCTGCAGCCTTGACCTGCTTGGTGTAAGCCATGGCGCGAGCCAGTGCTTTGGTGTAGCGGGCAGACAGGGAGTCGTACAGGTTGTCTTCGATGGCCTCTTCGGTCAGCGAGAAACCCATAGCGATGGTTTCGTGGGTGTAACGAGCGGTCCACGCTTCCTGTGCGTTGTCGTAGGCCATGGCGGCGCCTTCGTTTTTCACTGGGGCGGCGTTAAAGCCAGACAACTTGGTTTCTTCTTCAAAGGAACGGTCAGAGGTTTCGGTTTCGAAAATCTCTTTGTGCTCCTCACCGTACTTCTTGTACTCAAGACCGAACAGGGCGTTAAGGCCGGGCAGCAGTTCTTTGAGTAGTTGTGCGCGTGAAATTGCCATTGTTCAGTACTCCTTACAGGCCAGTCGGGTTGTTATAGTTGTGGCCACCCTTGACGACTTCGCCGGTATCAACGAATGGAGCGTTGATTTTGACGATGACTTCTGGGTAGTACGTTGTACCGCTGTACACAAACGCAGTGTCAGGGACAACGTCCACAATGCGCAACGGCAGCGATTTGGTAACTGCGAAGCTGGCCAATGAGATGGCATCCAGCGAGTTACCAGTAGTGGTGCTACCGTCGTTATCCACGATGGCGGCATTCAGACCAATCGAGGTGTATTGCGCACCGGAAGTGGTCGAAGGGGCCGTGCCCGTGGAGGCTACGACTACCGCCTTGAACAGCTGGTCCGGATCATCAGCTACGAAGGCAGTGATGAAGCCCGAAGTCACGGTCAAACCAGCAGGGCAGTACTGAGCCTGCACCGGTTGGTTGGTGGCGGTGTTGATGTAAGAGCAGCCAAGGAACACGCCGATAAAACCAGTCACCGGGGCGGTGGTGGTCGAATTGGCGCGAACGATGGTGCCGTCGGACAGACGAGTTACAAGGTCACCGTAGTAAATTGCGTCGGTTACGCCAGAGGCGATACGCATTTGACGGGTGGCGCCTGCAAACACCTGACCACCGATCAAGTTGATCGGCTGCAGCCCGTAAGAGGCTGATACTGTAGGGTAAGCCATTTGAAGCTCCTGAGTTTAGTTGCCTTTGCCGAAAGTGACCTTCGACTTACGCTCGTTGAAGAGCGGCATCCTCGGGTCATTCTCGCGCATGAGATTGTTGTCTACCGACCGAATTTGCGAGTCTGCCTGCTGGTTGTAGTAGGCATTGCGCTCTTCGACCATTTCTACCGGGGCTTTGCAAAGCATGAGTCCGCCCATCACGATATTGTCCTTGAAGCGATCATTTTCAGAATGCGTCAGGAAAATCTCGGGGTGATCCACAGCTTTTACAGGCTCCCAGCCTTCACGTATTTTGGAGGAGACGTTGGTAGGATCGGACTGACCCTGCATTGACACACGAACCCAGTGGAACGCATACCCATCTTGAGGCTTGGGCGACGGAAGCAATTCCGGCTTAACCCAAGATTTTTTACGCGTTGTCTTTTCGCGGGTGTTCAACTCTCGATCAAGTCTGTTCTCAGCCATTTCGTTTCATCTCCAGTTCTGCAACCTGTGCGGCGTATTGTTCCAAAGTAAGCCCTAGCCGTTTGGCTATCGCTTGTGCTGATGGCGAAAGGGTGACCTTTTTAGGGGCCGTGCTCCGCGTTGCGGGTGCCACCACGCTACTTGCTTTCCTCTGTTGAGGTGTCCTACTCGGAACTTCTTCCCCTTGGAAAGCGTCGGGGAACACCTGTCGCATACGTGCGTCAATGCGCTCGTAGTATTCATCGGAGCGGGGGTCAACGCCCTCCCGCCTTAACTTCGTATCCAGCCCCAGAGCGAATGCCGTCATTTCCGGTTGTTCGTCATCTCCAAACCAAGAATTCTTCTTGGCCCAGTTCTGTGCTCGCTCGTCCTGTTGGACGGTTGGCGGCGCCGGCTGGGGGTTTGGGGGGAGTTTTACTTCATTCTCTCTGGCTTGTAAAGGGGGTACTTTGATGTTTTGTACCCGGTCCATACGGATTTTAGCGGTAGTGAGTGCTTCCTGTGCAGCCAAAAGAAGCTCCGAATCACCTGCTTCGTAGGCTTCTTTGTACTTGCGCTTGGCGTCAGCTACCTCGCTCTCCACCGCCCTTTTGGCCTGCTCAACCAGCGCGGTCTGGCTCTTGTTGACGGAGCCTTTCAGCTGGGAGTTCTCGTCCATCACGGCTTTGACGTAGCGTTCAAGCTCTTCACGCTCACGAAGCGCTTGTTCTTTAGCCCTACGCTCGTCGTGGTAACCTTTGCTGAAGTGCTGGATGCGCTTCTTGACCTTCTCGGAATACTGCCCAAGTTCGTCGTCGGTTACCTCTTCCGGTGGTTCGGATGGCTTGCGGTTTCGATCCGCTTTCGGGGTCGGGTCTACGATCTCGATCTCAAGATCGTCCGCCTTGATGACCTCTACAACGTCTTTCTTCTTCGTCGGTTTCGGGTCTAGCTGGGTTTCCCCTACTGCACCTTCTACCTCGATACTCAAGGATTCTTTGTCGGACTTCTTGTCCGGGTCCGGAAATTCATACTCTACAGGTTTAAATGCCATGGTTTATTTCCTCACGCACGGGAGATTGCTTTGGGATTGGGGACGACCGCTTCGACTGAGTCATCGTTCATCAGTCGGTATTCTTGGTCGCCAATCTTGAATCGCGTTCCGGTATTTGCTCTGAACATCACGTAGTCGCCCGGTTTGCACCAAGGCCCGTTCGGGAACCGGTCAGGGTCCGAATACGCTTGCTCGCCCACGTCCAACACAAGCCCAATGGTGGACAGGATGTACTCCTCCTTCACCGTTTTGGTGGCTTTGACGATCCCGCTGTCCCCAAAAGTCTCTTCCACGTTGGGAAGGGCAATCAGCAGACGATAGCCCACAGGCTTTGGTATCGACGCTTCCAACTCTGCTTGTGCTTGTTCTTCTCGCTCGATCTTGGCTCTACGTTGTAGCTCCAATTCAGTCGTCATCGTTCTGTTCCTTGTATACACGCAAAAGGTCAGATAGTTCACGCCGTGCGATAGCTAGACCCCGGATCACTCCGCACGTATCCCTGTACTCTGGGAAATCTTTAGCCCCTCCAGCACTCAGGTGTTCTTCAAAGTTGCGCTGCTGGGCAGCGATTTTTTCCTCGAGCACGTCAAAGACGGTTTTTGCCATGGACTATCGTCTCCCCGGCGGTTTGGGTGGCTGCTGCGGCTTATTCATACTGAGCATGGTTTTGGCCGCGGCTATGTCGGTCTTGCGTTTGTGCTGGCGCTGCGCGGCGTCGAGTTTTTCTCCCTCGGCAACGGCGTTGATTTGGACCTTGGTTTTCTCGAGCTTGAGCTTCTCGGCAGCGAGGGCAGCGTCGGTCTGGTCTTTCTTGGCCTTGCGCTGAACCTCCTGCGCCTTGATCTGCACTTCCTGCTGCTGGAGCTGGAAGGCTGGGTCTTGGGCTTGCTGCTGCGCTTGCTGCTGCGCGGCCTGCTGTTGATGGGCTTGAGTGACCTGACGCCCGGCGTCGGCCAGCAGACGAGACAGCTGAATCTCCATCTCCTCCGGCATTTCTTGGTCGGGCGCGGGCAGCGGCACACCCAGCTTGTCTTCCATCTGCTTGCGGTAAGCAAACGCCAAGTGTTCGGCCATGTGCGCTTGTAGCGCCCCCATGATCTGCTGCGCCATCGGGTTTTGCCCAATAGCGGCCCTAATCATCGGGTCCTGCATAAACGCCTGATGGGTCGCCATGTGGGCATCGTGATCTTGGTAAATGAACGCCTTCATCGGCTTGCCGACCAGCGCCGCCATGTTCTCGCTCACTGGGTCGGCTGGCTTGCTGTTTTCCGCCATCGGGACCAGCTTGTCGGCGTTTTTGATGCCCATCACCTCGATCATCTGACGGTGCAACAGCGGCAGGTCGTATATCTGGGGAGCCCCTTGGGCCATCTGCAACACGGCTTGATACTGCACTACCCTCTGCGCCATGGTGCTGCTATTGGGGTCGCTGACCGGAATGACCTCGACCATCGCGTAGTCATCCTGCCGCGCACGGGGTTCACCACGGTCTGGCACGTAGGTGTACTCGGTCGGGGCGTACTCAGCGATGATCTTGCGGAGGAGTTTGAACTCCTGCTTCATCGCGTAGTGCACCCGCGCCTGTACCGCGGCCATCGGTTTCAGTGTGCGTTCGAGGAGAGCAAGAGTGGTCCCCACTGGCGCATTAGCGCTCATATCACTGATGTTCATGTCAGAGATGGCGCCTAAACGTCGTCCCTCTTCAGTGATCTGGTTCAGCAACGCCAGCAGGGTCTGGCTTGGTTCCTTGTAAGGTAGAGGGAGGATGTTGTCGCGGATGGAGCCGCTTGGTACATCCACATCCCTGAATTCGCCCGGGGCGATGGGGGTGTCGTCGCCCTTCACACGCAGGCCGCGTGATTTGAGCCCTCCGGGCAAGTTACTCAGCGTACCAGCATCAACAAGCTGGCGAATAATCGACGTACCGGCTTTGGCATAACCGCCAATAATGTGGATCAAACCGAGACCGTAGAACCCGAAGCCCGGCACGTACACGTAGTGCACGAAGTGTTGCCGTTTCAGCTCAAGGGGGTCATCAGGGTTCCAGTTGCGGCGGACGGCCAGCACAAGGCCGGTGCCCTTCTCGATGGTCACAACGTAAGGCTTGGCCAGCTCGTCCTCGTCGTCCACCCCGTCAATCACGAGGTTAGCGTGCACTTCATACAGCGAGAACCGGTTATCTTGGGTGATGGAGAAGCCACCTTCCTCGGCCTTCTTCTCTTCAATGTCCGTGTGGTATGGGGTCGGCTCACCCAGCTCAACATCCCGGTAGAAGCCCGCTGCCTGCAGCTTGGCCATCTCGTTCTCGGTCTTGCGCATGACGTGGGTGACACGCTCGGCGGTCTCGAGGTGGGAGGCACCGTATGGCACGATGACATCTTCCGCCGGGAGGTAGATAGCCACTTGGCGACCCAGCGTCGGGTCGTAGTACACCTTCTTGAACGCAGACCCCGCCAGACCCAAGGCGTAGAGCATCCGCTCATGCTCGGGGCGGTACTCGGTCATCACATCGGTCAGCTCGTAGTTCATATCTGCCTTGACACGCTCGGCAGCTTCTTCCTTCTCTCGGGTGACTTCCCCAAGAATCTTGGTCTTCACTGGACCTGCAGCGGGGAATGTCTCGCTCATGGTCTCGGCTTGGAAGCGTATGGCGGCTTCGGCAAGGATGGTGGAGTAGACCCCGCAGGCGTCCTCCCACGGGTCGGTGCGCATCTCGTACTTGAAGCCCAACACCTCGAGCCCTTTGACGAAGGTATCCGCCCACTCTTTGCGACCCTGAATGTCGGCATCCACCTCGCCCATCAGGTCGGAAGAGAGCCCAACCAGCACGTCGTCGTCCAGATACTCGGCAAGGTTGGCATCAAACGGAGCCCCTTCGAGGCTGTTGGCATCCGGTCCCGGCGCCAGCGTGATCTCCACACTACCGTCATCGAGCATCACCCTCTCGGGGTTGACGATCTCAATTTCCAGCGCCGGCACGTCGGCACCAAGACTATCCAACCCCAACGGGGCGGCGTACACACTCTTATCTATTGCCATGGTTGTTTACCTAGTAGTACCCGCCCTTACGGCGCCTGAACGCATTAACCTCTTCTCGCTCGTCCGACGGGAGGCGGAGGAAGCCGCCTTGTCTGAACCGCATGAGCGCCATCACTGTGGAGTCCACCAAGTCATCGTGGGACATGAACGGGAACCCCGCCACTTCCTCCACAACTTCTTCCGCCCAACGCGTCTGGGGTACCCACACCATACGCGACCGGATGATATCAGCAACAGAATTGAGGCGCGCCATCTTATCACCACTCCCTCGGTGGGGGGTGTACTCTTGCACCATAAGCCCGGCTCTCCGTAGTTCTTGGTACAGCGGGGTTCCGTTGCTCTTTTTCTCTACAATAAACGCATCCGGTTGCCACTGGGCGTACTCCCGGCTGGCCAAATCTTTCAGCTCAGGGAACTCTACCCGCCGCCGTATGGAGTTCAGCAGGATCAGGTTGAACGTATCCACCACCCCGACGGTGTTCCCCTCGGAGTCTTTCACGTTTCCCTCATACTTGAACACCCCCCAGACAGTTATTGCCGTGAAGTCCGCCCGGTTATTGGTCTCCGCCGCGGCGTCCAGAGACATGATGGTGTACTCACAAGTCGGGGGGTCTTCATGGGGCCAGAGGTTCCACCATTCCCGCTTCACTATCGCGGCCTCTTCGGCGGTGGGGTTCTGCTGATACTGCGCGTTCCACTGGAACAGTGGCATCGACGCCTTGGTGCGGTGGAGGGCGGTCAGATCGTAAAACTCAGGCCAGAGCGCTTTCTCGACAATTTTCGTCACCGCCCGCGTCGGGGACTCTGGGTCCTCCGGGTCTATGGGCTCCTGCACCGTCTTCTCAGTCTCGAAGATCGCCGGGAACTCCACTACCTCGTACTTATCCGCCAGCTCGTTTTGTCCCATATCGCGGGTTAGCCGCCCGGTGAGGTCGTCCATGTGCCATCGGGTCTGGATCACTGCCACTCGCCCGCCGGGCATCAGACGCGTACGGGCACCGTATGTGAACCACTCGTACGCCTTGTCAAAAACATCCAAATTGCCGTTGATGATGTCCTGCTCGTTGTGGGGGTCATCGACCAACAGCAGGTGCGCGCCGCGGCCTGCCAAGGCGGAACCAACACCACACGCAAAGTACTCGCCCCCCACGCTGGTGTTCCAGCGTCGAGCGGCCTTGTTGTCGATAGCCAGCTTGGTCTTGGGGAAAATGGCGGTGTATTCTTCGGACCCAACCAAGTTACGCACCTTGCGGCCAAATCCCTCGGCCAAGTCCGTGGTGTGGGACACCATCAAAATCTTCTTGTCTGGATTGCGCCCGAGGAACCATGCCGGGAAATAGAGCGAAACGAGCTGCGATTTTCCGTGTCGCGGGGGCATATTGACGCAAACACGGTCTTTTACCTCCGCAGGATCGACGGTACCACCGCCCAACCCTCGCTCAAGCGCCATCAGCATGTTGGCGAGGACTCTGTGGTGCTTTCCGACCTTGTAATCGGGCTGCATGGCGCAGCAAAACGCGATCAAATCGTCTCGAGCGGCCTGTAGCCGCTGCCTTTCCTGCACTTCCTCAACGATTTTAAGCAATTCCGCCTGTTCCTTGGCGCTGTAGGAGTCAATGTGGTCCAACAGGAGGGTCAAATCTTCCAAACTGGGGGCAAAATCCCGCACTGGGGTGGGTACTGTAGCGTTCATACCTTGTCCGGTGCACTCGGGGCTTCATACACCCCCTCTACGCTCTGTTTCAGCTCGTGCAAACGGGCTTTCAGTCGCGCTGCCACGTCAGAATCGGGCGAATTCGCTGATGGAGGAGTTTTGGCCTCAGTAAACAACCCTATTTCGGGCACTTTGCCTAATAGCTCGAGGGCTTTTAACCGTATGCGGGCGTCTGGGTTGTCTGTTTCAAGCAACAGTTTGTTCACTATCGTGTTGCGCACTTCGTCGGCGGTGGCGTTCAGGTTCCCACCGTACTCTCGCAGCATGTCGTAGATTTCAAGAAGCGACGCTGTCTTGCGGATGGCCGGAGGTTTCGCGGTGGAGGACGCCGCGGTGGAGGGAGGGGGGAGGTTGACGTTCATATCGTCGTCGAGCTGGAGATCATGTTTCTCAAGCAGCTCCATAGTACGGCACGCGCCGCCTGCAAGCTCACGCAATTCAGCAAGATTGGCTTTGTTCGGAATTTCCAGCAGCAACTCGTCCATAGGGGGACCTTGGTTTTGAGTGTTGCAGCAGTGTACGGAGTGGGGTGGGGTTTTGCAACTGCGGGTCCCTTGACGGGGGGTGTTCCTGTGTAGAGGGGGTGGGGTGGGGATAACCGTAATTTTTGTGAGGCTTTGCG